TGTAGGTCTCTCTTTTCTCTCTCTGCTTTCTGCCTATCAAAGGTCGCAGTATCTCTCTTAAGATCATACTGATCCTTTAAGATGTCAGCAATTCTTGTAGTAGTTTCAGCAATTTCTTTTAAAAGATTAGGAGGGCTACCCTTCTTTTTCTCCTCCTTCTTTTGATCTGTAGCAGGGGGTAATGCAAAAAAAGTTGTGCTAGACATCTGCTTTCTTTGTGCCGGTGCAGATGTTTTATTCGTTAGTTTAGACGCAGATATTTTTGTCTTTCTCGCTTTGAATTTAGTATCTGCTGCTTTTCTTTTTTGTCTTACTTTTCTTATTTCCTGCTGAAGTATGCGAATACGTGGATCCGATGCACTTTTAATCGTTAATGCATTAGTTGTTTCTATTAAAGCACTAAGATAATCCTCTTCCTCAGAGAGGTTATCTAGGTCTACACCCATCTCTACAAGTATTTCTAGTGGATCGGTGCTAGTCCTAGATGCCATTTCGGTGCTGTGCTTTTAACTTCTCTTCTTCAAGATGATTCTGTAGCATACTCACATAAACATCACGCTCCCAAGGGATCATGTTTTCAATCTCTGTTAATGAGTATTTATGGTACTGCATCAACGAAAAATTAAGTTGAAAATACGCCAATAGGTTCATGTGAACCATGGCTACGCGAAAAAAGATGCTAGTCCCTCAAGAACAACTTCACTTTCTTTTTTTGTAACTGGGTTCTTAACTTTAATTGTGTGTGCCAGTTTAGGCATGGTATCAAAGAACTTCTCAACCCCTTTGAATTGTGAGGAGTTCATAGATTCAAGAAACTCTGTTACTTCTTTCTTTGTACAGTCCGCAGTAGCCCATACGTCTTCTTCAGTGCAGATAGATTCAATACAGGATGCAATCAAATCAAACGATTGATCCATTTGATTTTTACTCTCAAAGTCAAAGTTGTTTTTGATGAATTGATCTAGTGATGGATACTTCATCACCATCATTATCTCATCGTCAAGTTGAATTTTATTGGTATGGTCATCATCCTTCTGAACATGGATGTCATCAATATTAATCATTACAGGGACCTGTGTCTCACCATCATCGGGGCAAATAATATTAACTTCAATCTCCTCACCAACAGACTTACCACGAATATTCAAAAACAAATATTCAATATCAAACGTAGGAAGAGTATCTACTTTGATACCTTTCGTTTGAATACAGTTTTTAATGACAGTCTTAATTGCAGTCGTAATCTGCTTTGTATCCTCACTCTCCAGAGCGATTACAAGAACCTTCTCTTCTTTTACAAGAAAAGGTCTGTACTGAATAGTTTGTCCTGTTGATGGCAACTCAAGTTCATAAGTTGGTGTAGCAATCTTTGGTAAAGGCATAATGACCTATAGAGTATTTCAGTGTGATTATTTAGAGGGTTATCTTAGATTGAAAGATCAATACCTAAGTTGGTATTGAAATCTGTTGGAAATGATGTATTTGATATATCTCTGAATAGATTTTCATTGAGATTGCTTTTAATTTGCTGTGTGCTGAAACTAAAATTCATGTTAGGATCAAAGAAGTCAGTTGGTATCTGTGGTTGTGGAGTATCTTTTCCTGGTGGGGTTGCAGCTCTTGTTGGAATAATTGTGTATCTAATATAAGTCATCGACACTGTGCATTTTAAAAGTTGTGATGAGTCATATGAGACAGGCATTGAATTAATTGAAATGGGAAATGCCTTCACAAAATTATAGGTTAATCTAGATCCTTTTTTAGCAGAGTCTCTTTCAAACTTTGTAATTTTCATACCAGAACAAGTATACTCATCTGGATAGTTCATCCTATAAAAATAAGTTGGTTTATCCTGATCAATAGTGGCATCACTTGATCCGGTAATATAATCTATCCATGCTTCAAAGAAATTTATGACCAGATATTTTTCGGCATCAACATAGAATGTAAAGTCAATTCTATCATCAAATACTCTACGGTGAGCATGCCTCTCAGTAACACCCGTCCTATCACTAGTCTGCTCAAGTGTTGCAATACTTGATCCAGGAAGAGATGCCTCTGTGCAATATAAATTTAAGTTTTCTTGGTCTCCAGAAGAAAGTTCTATACCCTTTCTTGATAAAGCAGATCTAAATCCAGCATCACTGCCTTCAGTTTGTGGCAATGCTAGTTCCAAATAATACTGTGAAGTGAGCGATGGTCTCCCCAACAGGGATTTAAATCGGTCTATTGATACTACTCCAGCCATCTATAAATAGTTTTTGACTTTATATACTATGTATGGGAGAAAGCATAAAAAGTAAATACAAACCTTCATTCCCAAAGAAGTATAAGGGTAATCCCAATAACATTATATGTCGAAGTAGTTGGGAGCGCAAGTTTTGTCGTTACTGTGATCTAAATGAAAATATTCTTGAATGGGGCAGTGAAGAATTTTTTATTCCATACATCTCACCTGTTGATAGAAGGGTACACAAATACTTCCCTGATTTTATTATAAAGGTAAAAGAAAACACAGGTCATATTAAAACATATGTGGTTGAAGTGAAACCAAAGAGACAAACTCAACCACCAAAACAGAGAAAGAGAGTTACTAAATCGTATCTGTATGAGTGCAAAACATATGCGGTAAATCAAGCAAAAT